GTTGTTAACCCTAGGGTTGAGAATGTTGCTCTTAAGAATGAGATCTTTACTACAGTTAAGGTTACTGCACCTCAAGGTGGAACATTCGCAGTTAATGCAACTCAGAATGTTGCTGCAAATGCTGTTGCGTGGACTGGTAATTCAACTGGTTCTGGTTATCTTCATGCTGCTATTAATGTACCTGGTACAACTACTTGGCATTTAATTCTTAAGGGTGTAGTTGGTGATCTTAAGTACTCTGCTACAGATAATGTTAGATTCACTCAAGGTGCTATATTTGCTGACTTGATGGACTATCCTGACTACGGCAAATCACTAGTTCTAAAGGATCTAATTAAGGAAAATTTACCTGGATATTATTACCGTCAAAATGGTGCAAAGGTTTATACTGTAACACCTGGTGATATTATTACTGACGATGCCAACGTACAGTTCTATGTTGAGTCTGTAGAGGATATTGGTGAACTTGATGATACATTCTATATCTTTAAAGTTAATGAAGTTCAGAAGCGTATCTTTGATCAGCAAGATGGTATATTCTACCTAACTGCACTTCGTGGTAACCATTCACCATATCCAACTGGTGCTGGTAATCAGAATAACTTTAGAAACTTTAAGTTCTCTCAGCCTGTCAGTAAACTATATCCATTAAACTATAAGAATGATCCTCTCTGGTTTAAGCAAGTTGATGCTAATGCTGTTGATCCTCCTGCAACATATTCTGCTGCTGACAACTATGTTCATGGTTTAGTTACTGTTAACGACTTTAAGGGTTCCTCTACTAAGGAATCTGTCATTGATATGCTTGCAACTGAAGCACTGAAGAACAATACCTACACTCAGGTTTCTTCAACAATTGACAATAGAATTATAGCACAAGTTGGTAATGCTTCTTCTGGTTCTGAGGATAGATTAATTCCTATTTCTGGTGATGCTACAACAGTATCTCAGAAGAGACTATACGTTGAATTACGAAGGCCATCTATCGCAAGAGCAGGAAACCACACATTTGAATATCTTGGTTTTGGTCCAGGTAACTACTCAACTGGTTTCCCTGCACGTCAGGAAGTACTACTTACTTCTACTCAAGACTTCTATTCTCAGTCTAAGAAGCAAAATGGTGGTCTAGTATTCTACACTGGTCTTAACTCTAATGGTGACCTATACATTGGTAACCGTAAGATTGATGCTATCACTGGTGAGGAAGAGTTCCTAGAGTCTGCAACTCTACAAGATTCTGCTGATGCTGATGATGCAATCGGTAATCTAGTTACTACATTTGATACTCCTGTTACATTTAACGAGTACATTACAGTTAATGGTGGTGAGAATCAGGATAAGACAAGTACATTCAATTCACCTGTAACTATTAGTGTTCCACCTACAACTAGGGATACTACTCTTGGTATTCCTACGGTTGGTGTATTAACTTCATTGAAGATTACTTCTAGGGTATCAAATACTAAGGATGATGTTACTCTTGATACCACAAATATGCAGAAGAATACTGCTACTCGTGGTAATATTCTAATTGCTGGTAACAAAGTTTCTGCTGCTATATTTGAATGGAACCAACGTGGTTCAGAAGGTGGTGGTCAAGGATATAAGATTCTTACTCATGTTGCTGGAACAGGTAATTTAGCATCTAACATAACTCCTGATCAAGGTGCTACTTATGATGCAATTCAGGTAGTTTCTTATGGTGCTGCTGGTGGACCTAAGAGTGGTGACATGTTACTCAAGGGTGCATATGTTGGATCTAGTGGTTCACTTGGTTGGATTCTATCCAATGATTATAAGGCCGCTACTACCAATGTACAGAGTCTAACATTTAATGGTACAACTACTGTTACTCTTACATGGAAGTCTGCTATCAATAACGGTAATGCTGTTGCTGGTGGTGTAACTGCTGGTATGGAAATCAGAATTGCTGGTTATAATGATACTAAACTTAATGGTACTTGGATTGTTAACACTGGATTAACTAACAGTGGAAATACATTAACATTCAGCATCAATGATATTATTGCATCTGGTACTACACAGTGGTCTACTCAACCTGCTGCTGCTAAGTTGGAAATTGCTGCTTCTTCTTGGAAGGAATGGGGTGTAATTGGTTCTCAAACAATTAGAACAGATACACAAACTATTGGTGAGTACAAGTTAGGTGTTAACACTGTTGCTCGTGCTGCACATGCTGATTATGAAACTGGATTTGTATCTACTGCAACTGATCCTCTTGCTAACTTAGATGTTGTTGGTACTGCATGGATTAGTGGTAAGACTATTGAGAACTTCGCTGCTCATACAACATTAGCAGCAAGAACTCTAACACTTCAAGACCATGCATTCATGGTTGGTGGTGATAGTGCATCTCCTCAAACTGCTGCAACATTTAGAGTTTCTACTACAAATAGTGGTAGGGTTGGTGTTAATACAACTCTAGCAGAAATGCAGAGTGCATTTACAACCAAGGGAACTTCTGAGTTCACTGATAACGCTGTATTCCAACAGGATATAGCAGTTAATGGTGGTGGTGCTGGTAGTTCTAATGCTGCTGATATAACAACTACCATTACTGATGGTACAGTGAACCTATTCATGACCACAGGATTTGTTGGTCTAACAACAGGTACATTCCCTGCTAATGGACTTAAGATTGGTGGATCCACAAGGAACATTGAGATTGGTAACGTAGCAACTTCTTCACAAAATATCAAGATTGGTAATACCAGTGCTGATAGTATCATCACAATTGGTGATAGTGTTGATGGTTCTAATGCTAACAAATCTAAGATAACTATCGGTGGTGCATTTGCAAGCAATGAGTCTAACTCATTTGTACAGATAGATTCTAAGGCACTGAAGATTGCTGGTGATAGTATAGTTGGTACTAGAAGAGGACTAACAGATACTACTAAGTTTGAATCTCCATCTGGATTCTTTGAGTTCTTATCTGGTAACAGTGCAACAAGTAATGTTGACTTTGCTACCAATGCTTCTACTTTAAACATTGCTGGTCAAGGTGGTACTACTACAATTAGAAACAACCTTAGGGTTGATGCTACTACAAGATTTAATGCTGATGTAACTCTATGTGGTGGTTATGCTTCTTACTCCTTCGTTGGATACAGAGCACAAGCAGGTACTAATTTACAGACTCACACTAGTGGTGTTCTTGCTAACAACCAGTTCAATAGTAATGTTGATATAATTACTGTTGCTGCATTTGCATCTGGCACAGCAACAGGTGAGTACAATGAGATTGATACTGCTGGTACTGGTGATTGGGGTGGAACGCAGTTCCAAGCAACACCTGCTGGACAGAATGCTGCTACATTCCCTGTATTAACAGGCAATAAGTACTACTTACCAATTAAGAAGACTCCTTATGATGCTAGTGGTTCTCAGTACTATAATGAGAATGATATTCTACTTATTGATACTGTTGAGCAGTCTGGTAAACATGCTGAATTTGTTAAGATTACACGTCTTCCACAGATTAATAGCACACCATACTACATTGAGGTAGAGAGATTACCATTTGGAACTCTATCTACAACAAGAACAGATCATCCTGATGATACTGCTATCTACAAGTGTACTGTACAATACAGTGCTACTTGGATTACATCAAATATTGATAATACTGGTACAGAAGATAATGTTTATCTTGCTCAGTTTGGTGGTAGTTTAATTGGACGTACAAACCGTAATACTAGTGGAGATCCTGCTTACGTAAGCACTAATGCTCCAGGTGATTATGTAATCATCACACGTACTACAACTGGTAACGATGGTGAGATATTTGAACTTAAGGAGACACTTACACAGGTTGCTAAGACATTAGCAGTTAAGAATGGTTGTGATACTTCTTCAGAGAAGACAGTATTTGAAGTTAACTCTGTAACAGGCGATGTTACTATTGAAGGAGACTCTATATTTAATGGTAGTTTATCCTTAAATGGTACATGCACAACACCATATGTTAACGCAACTACTAACAAGAAGTTAAGTATAACAAATGGTAGTGGTATTACTACGTTTGAAGTTGATACTTGTACAGGTGACACACAGATTGGTAACCAACATGGTACTGTGTTCATGGTTGCTGAGGCATTTGGTAGTTCTCCTGCTGCATATACTAAATTTAGTGATGTTGTATACACATACAAGCACGATCCACAGTCTATTCAGGCAGATGGACCTAAGACAACCATTGCTTCTAATGTAGGTATATCTGATAGCAGCATGAAGGTTGCATCAAACTATACTAAGTTTGTTGTTGGAGATCTTATTGCTATCTACAGTGGAACAACTGCAATTGAGATAGCACAGATTACTTCTGCTTCAACATTAAGTGGTACGGATCAGTTATTGAATTTTGCTACTAACAGTAATTATCCTAATGGTGGTCGTGGATCTGGTTCTAATAAGGTAGAAGGTACAGTTGCACAAGCATGGAACATTGGTGCTGATGTTGTTAAGATTAACAAGTATGCATTAACAACTACACTACTACATGATATTCCTGCTACACGTGCAGCAAGAGCTGCTGCTATTAAGGCAAGGTCACCTAACACATTTGATCAGAGACTTGAGATTGGACTTAAGAACGCTGATCTAATTCAACCAAAACTTGATTACATACAGTATGTAAGAATTGGTGAAGAGTGGTTCTTACCTGACAGTGTTCATGGTGGTGGTAGCTGGAGTGGTACTGCTGGACTTGATATTGAATATGCTGTTAAGATGCCTAAGAGTATCAGAAATCCAAATACTTCTGGTACTACACTAATTAATCTTTTTGGTGGTGGAACCATTAAGAATCATGGTGACTTTGAGATGACCAGTGGTAATCTTAGGGTGTATGGTTGTGATGGTATCACACCAGTATTCATGGTTGGTAATGATGATGGTCACCTTGGTGATGGTTCTGTTGAAGATTCCAAAGAAGGTACTTCTGGTATGCAACTTTATGGACCTGGAACTATCCACGGTAACCTTGAAGTTAAGTCTAAAGATTGTCAGGCATATGGTGATTGTATTGGTGATACAACATTCAGTGTTAATAATCTCACTGGTGATACCAGTATTGGACAGAAGTTCTATCAGAAGGGAAAAATTTCTGCTACAGAAATTGCTTCTGAAAGTATTTTCCACATTGATAATCTTGGTGCTTCTGGAGCAACAAATCCAAAAGACTTTAGAATTTATCAGAATAATGCTATTGATTCATTCGGTATTGAGAAATACTGGACAGGAAATGGTGGTAGAAGACATACATATGTTGCATACGATCCTACTACAGGTGTTGGACAACAGGTTGCTAACCCATTACAGGTTAACAACAATTATCTAATTAATTCATCTTCTGGTGCTAACATGGTTCTATACTTACCAGATAATGCACAGACAGGTGATATGATTAGATTCACTGAACTTAGTGGTAATCTAACATTCAATACAAGTTTGATTCTTAGAGCACTTAAGATTGCTAATGTTGCTACGGCAGTTCAAGGTGATACAAGTGGTACTAAGATAGGTGCAGGATCTGATGTAACAAATCAAGCAACATGGGATTCTGGAGAATTGATCATTCAGACACGTAATGCATCATTCGGACTAGTATTTGCTGGTGTGGTTGATATTGAGGGATCACCAAACGCACAAACAATACCACCTTCGTTAAGAGGATGGTGGTTAATGGAGTTATAATCAATGGCAGCATATTACGATTCTATTAAAAGCATGAAGACCGCCAAGATAGGAACTATCCTACCTTGGGGCGGTGATGGAGGAAATGGGTTCCTTGCTTCTAATATACCTAAAGGTTGGGTAGTTTGTGATGGTAGTACAAAAGATGCTAAGGATTATCCATTGTTAGCATCTATATTGGGTGATACTTATGGTGGTGATATGACTAAACCTGCTGGTGGTAATTATACATTTCCATACGTTGATCCTAATGATGGGTCAAATACAGCAACATTTAGATTACCTAATTTATCAAATAGTTTACCTGTTGATCTAGAACCAGTTCATATGGATCAAGCACAATATAATAACAATCAGAATAATTGGAAAGAAGTTGTTGTTGATCAAAATGGAACTAAAATTAAGGATCTTATTGTAGGTTATGGTGAGACTGTTGATATTAAGACATCATGGTCTGCCAACTCTGATATAGATTTTACTTTGAATTTGAGTGGTAATTTATATTTCAAATATACTAATTTTGTATTAACTGCTCCTGATTTTTTAGAGTCAATTTATACATTAAATCGTAAATTGGGTATTAACCATACACCATCACACAGTCATACTGATAATATACCATCTGCTCAAGCAAACCAGAAAGGACCTATGGTATTCCAAACTGATGGTGGTGTTGCTATGACAGGTAGCCAATCCTTCACTAATAATTGTAATGGTACTCATGGTCCATTTAACTGTGCATTTGCAGATGCTGAACCACATAGTTGGCAGAATGGTTCTACTAATATGTCAATGTATGGAGATGCTACTTACGAACATACTTTACCAAGAATTACATCACATTATGAATTTGCCAATGATGCTGTAAATGCTGGTAAGAATTATTGGGATCAAGTTCCTGCTGGTGCTAATAACTGGAGAGGAACTGATAGGGGTGCTGGACCAAAGACTGTATCATATAAACAGACTATACCTGCTAATGGAGTTACTCAGCAGATTGTTGATGTAGATCCAGTATCTACTCATGCTCAACCTGCATTTAAAGGTATGTTCCCCAGACCTATGGAAGATAGGAGTAGAGCAAACTTCTATGGTTATACCCCTCTTGGTGGAACTACACCTACTAGAGCTGATGGCCTTAAAGATTCTCCTGAACAAAGAGCAGCAAAGGTTGTTGGTAGTGTTACTTTAACAGAAGGATCAAACGAGATTATTTTACCTGATGGTACTGATATTAGTCAACAGTATGGTACTGGTAGTGACACATGGGAACAATGGGATTTAATTCGTCCATTAATGTATGTTACAACAGCAGATAATAATGATAAGTATAAGTGGATACCTGAAGGAACATATGTTCAATCAATAGAATGGGTAAAGGATGCTAATAATACAGCAGCATCTGGTAATTATAAGATATTATTAAATAAAAATGTAGGTCAAGGTGATGTTGAAGTTCCTGCTGGATGGGGAACTGTTGTAACTGGATTAAAATTTAGAGATGGTACGTATCCAACTACATTGAATACTGGTTCAACAGCAAAAGATCCATTGGAATCGGCATTCCAGTCTCATAATCATAGTAGTTTTGAAATAGCACAGACTATAGGAACTATGGTAGGACCACCATCACACACAGCATCTGATGCTGATGGTAGTGCATTAGCAGCACAGAGTATTGAAAATGCGTTAAATATAGCAGTAGATACTACTCAAGCTTCGTTAACAATGACGTTCATTATCAAGGCATACTAATGGCAGTATTCTATAATAAAGAAAGAGCAAAATATGGTCACTTAACAGGACAGGTTATTGCTTGGCCAGTACCTTATGACGGTACACCAGATGTATCAACTAATAAAAAATCATTACCAGCAGGTTATTTAAAATGTGATGGTTCAAAATATTTTGCATCAGATTACCCAAGACTTGCAGAGATTTTAGGGACTGGTACTAATACTGCGTTCATGAAAAAAAATATAGATGGCACTGATTTTGAACCTATTAATGATAATCAATTTATGGTTCCTGATTTAGGTTCTAAGTATCCTGAACCTACAACAGGTGCTAATGCTGGTGTTTATAATAATGTAAGAAAGGTTGATACTACTACAAATACTGAGAAAAGTAGATCTGGTATTGGTATAGATGCAGAGGCAGCGATTGGTGATACTAATGTTACAGTTTCTTATAGTGGAAGTATTAATGTTCCATCTCAAGAAGTTGAGATTAGAGGAAAACCTGGATGGAATTATGCAGGTGCTAGTCATTATACAGAAATAGAAGGACCAGAGGAAAATGCAGTACATCCACACCTTCATTTTAGTACATCTGCAAGATCTAGGTTGAGGGCAAATCCATCTCAAGCAGAAACAGATAATGATCATCCAAAATCAAGAGGACTGACTGGATTGAGGAATGCTTCAACTATTCCTATTCAATCTTGGTTGGATCAAACAAAATACGGTAATGTATCTACAAATCCTGCTGGTAGTGCTCAAGAACCATGCAAGTTGCTAGATAACTGGAACCCAAACTCAGGAACAAATGGTAGTGGAACACCACTTTGGCAAAGTGGAGTAGGTAACCAAACAATTTATTGGGGTGGTTGTATTGCAGGAAGTGGAGTATATGAAGTTGGAGCTGGTGGTCAATTTGAATATGGTTGTCTGAGTAATCAGTCATACACTGTTGATAGACGTACATTAGTTGGATCGCCTGATGGTACTAATACTATAAAATTTAGAAGTAGACAGTGGTTATTGCTTGGATGTACTCAATCTAGTTCAAATGGTGCAACAACTGACAGAGATCCTATTTTGACTGTACCAGCAACATATGTTGCAGGTGCTGTTGGAATGCCATTAGATTTTAATGGTAGTGCATTAGCTGATGTTGTCCCTCTTCAATCAAATGAAGCTGCAGTTAATTCAACTGGTGTTCCTGACGTAGAAAATGAGGCCACTGATACTAATGATATACCAATAGCAGCAGGTGTTATACCAACTGCTCACAGTCATAGAGTTAGACTGGAAAAAGGGGAACATACATATAAGGTGAAGACTGCTGCTATATCAATTGACCCAGAGAATTTAGAAACAACATTTGATATTGGAGTAGACAAATCTATATCAATTGATTCCGCAGTTCAACCCTTCATCGTAATGGAGTATTTAATTAAGATCTAATCATGTCACAAAGTTATAGAAATAATAGGAAAGGATTTTATACTGATTGTTATCAGGATACTACACCAGTTGGTACTATTGTATCAAATTTAAAGTCTGGTGCTAATACTTATGATCATGAGTTCATTAATAAAGCAACTAATCTTCATAAGTTAGAAGATTTCGCTGGTAATGCATATAATAGTGGTGATGATCCTGCTTATACACATGATGGTTATCTTTATTGTGATGGAACAGAATATAATATCAAAGATTATCCAACATTATATGAGATACTTGGTGTTCATTATGGAGGAAGAGCTAGTAGTGGTATTGATGTAACTGCTCCTGGATCTGGATATGCAACAACGTCTGCTGTAACTATATCAGCTCCCCCTGCTGGTGGAGTACAAGCAACTGCTGTTGTTAAGACAGTTAATGGTAGTGGTGGTATTTTAACAATTGATGTTCTAAATCCAGGTGCAGGGTATACCTCTGAACCAACTGTCACAGTAGCAGGTGGAACTAGTGCTACATTTTCTGTTAGGTTAAGTAGTGCTGGAGTCATTCAGAATATTACTACTGCTAATGTATATGATTATTATGGAGAGGCAGATTTAGGTACATTTAAAGTTCCTGATACTGTTACTAGAAAGATTGTTGGTAATGGTCCTGTATTCGGTCAGAATTCACCTACCGTTGGTAATATATCAATGGCTGTTGGTGCAACTGGTGGTAAATGGTATCTTGATCAAGATACACAGGATAATTATTTTTCATTGGGTAGAATAACAACTACAGGATATGAGAAAGTGGTTGAAACAGTTGCCTGTACAATTATTGGTTCTCAAACAGTTAAGGCAACAATGGAGAATAAGAAGTTGCCATCTATTTTCCAACACAGTCATACAGTATTTCATAGTATACCTGGTCAAAGTATCTGGCCAACTTTGTATTCTGGTGATAGATATCTTCAGGGTTATCGTGCTACTAATGGTAGAATTTCTAGGTGGTATCCATCTACAGGTGTTGTATTGCAACATAAACATGCTTTATTAAGACAACCAATCACTAATAATACTATCGCTACTTATGATTTTATGGATTATAAGGGTGGTGATGAGGGTGTTGGTGCAATTAAGGATCTACCTGATGGTACAAATGCAACTGGTGCTACGTATGCACCACAACCAGGATACACTACTGAAAAAACATATGATGATCAGTATTATCTTGCATCTGGTGCTGCTAATGCAGGATCTTTTGAATTTCAAACAGCAATACCAAACCCAACATTATTAAAGTTTGGTAGTGCATCTGATATTGGTGGAAGACAAACAACAACTGGTGGAGTACCAGTATATGATTATAGTCAAGAATGGGAATGGACAAATCCTGGTTCTTATAGTATTAATACTTCTAGTATTACTGGAACTCCTGATTCGTTTATTTTTACTGTAGTTGGTGGTGGTGGATCAGGTGCTGCTGGAACTACAGCAGGTAATGATGGTCAAAATAGTACTGTATCAGCAGGAAGCACATTACAAGTTATTGCTGGTGGAGGTAAGAAAGGAAATGCTTCTGCTGGTGCAACTGGTGGTACTGGTGGTCTAGGAGGAACTTGTTCTGAAACTGGTAGTTTAAGTCCATCAGGAAGTATATCAGGAAATGCTGGACAACAGGGAGCAAATACTGAATATCCAGAAGATACTAATCCATCAAATCCAGGTGGAGGTGGTTCTGCTGGACCAGCAGCAGGATATTATAATGCTGGAGCAGGATCTGCTGGAGATAGAGTATTAATAGGTGGTCAGAGTGGTACATTTAACCAAACTCTTACTGCTGATGGATCATGGGATTTAGCAAGTGTATCGGGAGGAATAACATCTGTTAATTTCACACTTAAGGGTGGAAGAGGTGGAAATGGATGGAATAGAGGACTATCTAATCAATGGTATACTAATCCAGCAGCAATAGCATGGGAGTTAACAAATGCTACTAGTGGAGCAGTAATTACTGACTCACTTGCTGAAAAAAATACTTGGGTACAAAGTTCTAATACTAATCCTGGTAGTGGTTGGACAACTCTTATGAATACCAAAGGTATCTACCCATCAGTACCATCAAATACTGCTACGCAAGATCCTTACATTGGTACATGGCAGGAACATGTTGCAGGCCAGTGGATTTTTGCTGCTAATGCAGGTGCTCAGAATTTAAGGATAGAGTCTGACAACTATGGTTGGATAAAGATAATGAACGCTACAACAGGTGATCCTAATTTTGGTCAAGTTATCATGGATAGAGAGATAGAATATAATGTGGAACTTACAGGAGCAGGTGCTGAAGATATCTCCCTTAATTTACCAGTTGGTTACTACCTTTTTATTACAAGAGTTAAGAATGCTCTTGTACCAGGTAGTAATGTAGAGAATAACCAAGGTGGATATGGTGCGTTAGTTACATTAGAACTTGCTTCTTCTCAACTTGCTGATTTTAAATCTGCACCTAGTCCAGGATGGAATGTTGTTGTTGGTAGTGGTGGAGTAGGTAGGACGCAAGGAACTAATACTCTCAGTGGTAATGGTGGATATGGTGGACGTGGACATGGTGATGGACATGGTGGCGGTGGTGGTGCTGTTACTGTATTAAGAAGAGGTACAATAAATGTTGCTGGTGCTGGTGGAGGCGGTGGCGGTGGTGCAGACGGTCAAGAAAGTGGTAATGATGCCACTAGTCCAGGACAAGCTGGTGGTGCATATCCTGGCGGTGCAGGTTTATACACTGGCCTTCAATCATCTTCATCTGGAACTATAGGTTCTGGTAGTGGTGGAACTGGTGGTCCTCACGGATGTGTCGGTGGTGGCGGTGGAGGAGGAGGCGGTGGTGTCTCTTCTGGTGGAACACTTGGCGGTGGTAGTGGTTATGGTGGAGGTGGTGCTCCTGGAGGACCAGGTGGAACTCCTGGTGGTTGGGGTGGTCACCAAGGTGGTGTTGGTGGACAACAAGGAGTTTCTGAATATAAAACTACTTACTTCTCATCTGGTAACTTATCATCACATCAAGATACTAATGGATCTGCTACTCTCGTAGTACAATATAATGCTAATAAGTGGACAGCAGCAGGTGGTGGAGGTGGATCAGGAGGACAGTGGTTTAGTAGTGTTCCTTGGACTGATTTAGGAAATCCCTCAACAATTAATGTTACTGTAGGTGCTGGTGGTAATGGTGCAAATCCAGGTGGAAATACTACTGGTTCAACTAGTACTGCTGGCAATGGATATGTAAAGGTTGGAGTCGGAACTATTACTGGATATACTGGAGGTTCAACAGGTACAACTGTAGGTGATGTAGTTGAGTCTGGATCTCAAACAGCAACAATATTTGATATTAGTATTAATAGTAATGGTACTGGTACAGGTACTGGTGGTAACTTTAAACTACCAATAACACAAGTACCAACAGTATGTTTTAAAGGTGGTGGTAAATCTAATAGTGGTACACCAACTGCTACTGGTTATGATCAAACAGGAACTGGACATGCTACAGGAACAGTGACAGTTGCTGCTGGTGCAGTGACAGGAGTTACTCTTGGTACTGCTGGTGGTACTAATACAGGATATACAGAGCAACCATACGCATACTTATTACATGGTGCAGGTGCAGGAAGTTATATTAATACTACATTTGCAGGTGTTTCGGTATCTGGTGTAACATTAGGTGGTAGTGCTGCACCATATACAAACTTCTTGAAGTTTGGTGGTGCAGGTAGATCTACTAATAGAGATAGATGGGCAGTATTAAAAGAACAAGATACTACTACATGTAATTATTTTGGTATTAAAGCATGTAGAGGTAATGGTGTTAATGGTGGTGATGTACCTGAAGAAGGATTAAAAGTTGAGTATCAATTAGCAGGTTCTTCTACTTGGGTTTATATTGATACTATTATTAATCCAGCAGCATCTAGAACTGATCCTCTTAGTGGTATGATTGTTCCTGCATGTGGAACAGGTCAAGCACATGATGGTACATCAGGTAATACTTTATGGTATACTTATTCTGTTGCATTACCAGCAGCAGCTAAAGCACCATCTACAAAGTTTAGAGTATATCAAGAAAGATCTGAGCAAGGTGGACAGGATCATTCTGGTGGTGGTGAGTATGACCATTATGGTATATGTGAGTTCATATATTTTAGAGAGAAGACAACATCCTTGGTATTTGTTCCTTCAGCTGGTGCTATTAAGAGAAATACTGTTGATTTCTTAGAGTATAATGTACAAGGTGAAACTGGACCTGCATATACATACAGTTCTGGTATGGGTTCTAGTGATGCTACAATGACATTGAAGTCAACAACTAAGATTGAACCACAAGCATCAATTGATCCAGATTATGATGTTCCTTTGATTACACCTTATGTTACATGTAAGTACTTAATCAAAGCATTCTAAATACTAACGGAGATACAATAGGACAATGGCAAGCGAACCAGTATTACAAGTTGAATTAAATGTTATTGGACAGGAATTATCATATAATGGTATACCTAAACCAATACCAGCAACATATTGGACTGACACGTTAGTTCCTTTAATGTACCCTACATGGGATACTGATAAGGATAAACTAATTACATTCTATTATTATAGTAATGGTACATACACTGCTAAACGCAGAAAGTATGTCATGAACTTTAAGACTAATACTAACGAATGGAAAGACTATGAGATGGAACAGGTGTCCAGTTCTGTCGCTGACACATTCAAAGATAAGTTAGTTGAAGGATGGTATGCTATTGATGCCATTGAGAATACAGAGTTCCAGAATGAACTCGGTGCAATGTATGCTAAGACAAAATCAATTTCTCCATTATCAGTAAGACTTGCAAGGGATTTCTTATTAACTGAGACTGACTGGGCATTAGGTTCAGATTCTCCACTTGATGCTACTGCTAAAGCACAGTATACATTGTATAGAACTAAACTTAGAGATATACCTACAACAACAGAATTCTCCACTAATGTTGAGGGTACTAAGTTTCCTATCTCACCTGATTTCTATAATAAGATATTTAAGACTGAGAATGCTGGTAAGGATTATCTAGCAACAGATGATCAGTTCTTACCACTAGCAGCTCATTATCTTAAGAGGTATGGGGATAGGATGGCACATTATTTGCTTACTAAGTCATTTACTGAAAGATCATACTTTGATACTTTCATTACTGAGTATAATAATGTTAAGGCCGCTCAAGCATCACACTTTGATGCTGAGTACACTACAGAACAGAAGAAAGCATTTTTAGATAAGTTGCTTGCACAATGTCAAACTGAGATTGATAATCTAGGGAGTTAGTTATGATTATACAAGGTAATGATCTATCAATATTTGATCTCGTTGCATGTTATGCACAGAGGTATCAAAAGACGCTGCTTCATTTTAACTTAGACAAATATAATAGTCTAGATGCAACTAAGAAAGCAACTGTTACCACATACTATACATCTCTTGTGGATGACTATGTGTTAGACATCATGAAACAGGGTGGCATATTTAATACTATTTCATTTGATGAAGAAGCAGCAGCAGGTACTTTCGCTTCTGCATGGTTTCCGTTAGAATCACAATGTCCTGATGCTGACCATTACATCCATGCTTACATTGTGGATACATGGGGT